TTAGGTCAGGCTGAATTTGAAGTTGATCTCAATACACCTAGAGAAGCAATAAGTTTTTTAATTTGTAATTTCAAAGGTATTGAGAAACATATGGAAGATCAGTTTTATACTATACAGGTTGGAACAAGAAAAATAACAGAAGATTTACTTAATCTTCAAACACAAGATGATATAAAAATAATCCCTGTTGTTCATGGTAATTTTTTCTCAATTATACTTGGTGGTGTATTAACTTCATTAGGTAGTGGCTCAACTGTTTTAGGTTTAACACTAGGTAAGATGGTTGCACCGATTGCAACAGCTATTGGAACAAGTATGCTTGTAGATGGAGTCACAACTATGCTGACACCACAACAAAGTACAATGTCACCTACAAGTCAACAAGATAGTTTAGACCCAGCAGCTTTGGCTTCAAACTATTCTTTTACAGGGCTGACAAATATCAGCAATGCAGGTGTTCCAGTAAATTTAGTATATGGAGAAATCTTGGTTGGCTCTATTGTAGTTTCTAATGGTGTTGATACAGTTCAAGTAGAAGGTAACAACTGATGGCTATTCAAGAGTTTGATCAAAATACAGTATTTAACAACCCTGATCTTCCTAGTGGTGCGTTATCTTCCAAGCAATTTAATACAATTGTTGAGCTTTTAGGTGAGGGAGAAATTGAAGGTTCAGCAACAGCATCTAAAGCTAGTATTACAGATAAAACCTCAACTGCTTACTTCAACGCTTTTAAGAAGGATATATTCTTAAATGGCACTCAAGTTTTACAAGAAGCCGCAAGTAATACATCACCTCAAGACAGCGACTTTAATTTCAAAGATGTTGGTTTTGACTTTAGACTTGGAACATCAAGTCAAACATTTATTGAAGGAATTTCAAATATTGAAACTGAAACTGTTATTGGCACAACAGTCACAACCTCAACCCCTGTAACTCATACTGTAAGCTCAAGTGATATAAATGCTGTAAGGGTTACACTAAGATTTCCTTCAATGCAAAAATTTGAAGATGATGGGGATATAAATGGAGTCTCAGTAAACTTATTAATAAAAACTATAGAAAATGATGGAACAACAACTACAGTTATTGATGACACAGTAGAAGGAAGATCGACAAACGCATATTTTAGAGATTATATTGTCAAATTAAAGTCAACAACATCTTTTCCTGTAGCGATAAGAGTTGAAAGAGTAACCGCAGACAGCACAGATGCAAAACTTGTAAACGCCTTTCAATTTAATCAAGCTACAAATATTATTTTTGAGCAGAACGCATATGCAAATACGGCTCATGTTGCATTAAGGTTCAATGCTGAACAGTTCCCTAGAATACCAAAAAGAGTTTATAGAATTAGAGGTCGTAAGGTAAAAATTCCACATAATGCAACTGTAGATTTGCAAACTGGTGCAATATCTTATGCTGGAACTTTTAACGGAACTTTTAAAACAGATAAAGAGTGGACAACTGACCCAGCTTGGATTCTCTATGACTTGCTTATAGATACAAGGGCAGGGTGTTCTATTCCAGAAGCAAATCTAGATAAATTTAGTTTTAAAACAGTCAGCGAATATTGTGGAGAATCTGTGGATGCTGGTAATGGTGATGGATCAACTGAGCCAAGATTTAGCTGCAACGTAAATATAACGCAGCAACAAGAGGCATACACGTTGATAAATTCTCTTTGTTCTGTAATGAGAGTAATGCCTTTTTATTCTGCTGGTGGTATTGCCATATCTCAAGATTCACCAAAATCGCCCTCATACTTATTTACAAATGCAAATGTGACAGAGGCGGGTTTTTTATATGCTGGCTCAAGTTTAAAAACAAGACATACAGTAATTAATGTCAGTTATTTTGATATGACAACCCAAGAAGTTGATGTTGAAACTGTTGAAGCTGATTCTGCAACTCAAACTAAATATGGTGTTGTTGTTAAAAATATTAAAGCTTTTGCCACAACTAGCCGAAATCAGGCAAGAAGATTAG